CTCTTGAGTAGCTTTGTTCTCATAAATAATGACGGCTTCTTGTGGGTGGTTCTCTAACTCCAATAGCTCCGCTAACTTCATGTAAATCTGCACCTGTGTTATGTGCTTCATAAATGGTGCTTTTAAAGCACGCCAAATTTTATCAAAATCTCCATCATGCTCAGCCAACATCTCTGGGGCTTCCCAGCGAATAGTGCCCATACCTACAGACTTAATCTCTAACATCAGTGGTTCACCTAGGTTGACTAACCAACCATCAGAGTGACCTGAAATGCGTAAGGGGGCATAGAACAACGGTACTTCTCTATATGTTAAAGGGCCTTCGTGACAATCTGAACCGCCCCAAAACATCTCGCCGCACTCTTCGCAGTGCCATTTGCCGTATAAAGTACCCATTTCTTGCAGCCACTTTTGCCACTTAGCGTGGATGTAATGTCCCTCTTCAAATACAGAGTACAAGCGCAGGCTCATGTTGCGCTTAGCAACAGGATTGTGACCTAGTAGTTGGAAGTATGAAGCACGGTAGCACCAGTCTGGACCAGCCATCTCTGAAGGGTGTAGAACATCTGTTCGACGACTCTGGTCAGTTGGCTTTGCTAATACGTGACGCTCTACTGACCCGATAACTCGGGTGGGTTTCTTAGCCACGTCTACAAACTTCTTTAGCGTACCGCTTGGTTTGTACTCCACTGGTTACCAATCTTTCTTCGTCTCTGTCCATTGTTTTAGGTCTAGACCTTCACGCTTTGCTTTTCGTTTTAAAGCGTTACGTTCTCTATGACTCATGCCACCCCAGATACCGTGCTGCTCATCCATAGTGTCCGAATAAAGCAGACACTGCTTACGAACAGGGCACTCAGGCAACCCGTCACGGCCATAGCATACGGCTTTTGAAACCGATGCTATAGATTTATATTTAGTTTTATCTCTCGGTGGATACCAAAGCTCTGTGTCTAGTCCCCTACATTTTGCTTCATAACGCCACTCTTCTGCACTTCCTGTGGGTTCGTACAAGTACACTCCTGAAGGTTCTGGCGCAGTTCAAGAAAGTCATCTTCAGTTAATACAACATAGTTCTCGTTGTTAAGACTAAAGCCTAGGACGGGTGTCCGACTATCAAGGATTGCTTCCTTAATAATCTTTTCCAGAACTGCCGCTTTGACAGTAAAGGAGGCTTTGCCAGTCCACTTATGTTCAATTAACAAATCGGTGGACCGCACATCGCCTTTACGACTCCAGAAGGCGCCACTTGCAGCTGTTCGCTGACCGTCGACCTTCTTTGCGAGCCTGTCCTCATGCTTCCTTGATTGACGCTGACCTTCACTCTTCATTTATATATTTAGAGCCGGCCTTTATGGAGTCTAGAACATCGCGTTCTAGCGTCTCCTTTAAGTCAACCTCTTCCCGAATAGAGTTAAGCATAGCATCACTGCCCTGCCACTGGCGACCCGCATAGCGGTAGTACGCACCAGCCCTGACAATTACCTTATTAATAATGCCCATTGCCACAATCTCTTTAGCAAAATCAAACTCGCCTGCTGAGATATCTCCACCAGGGGCAAAATAGAAGTCAACTACTGCTGTCTGTGAGGGCGGGGCTGACTTGTTCTTAATTACCCGTACCTTGATTGACTGACCAATACGGCGCTTTTCTTGGCCTGTACCCGCCTCAATCCACTCATCACGACGTACTTCCATGCGGGTAAAGAATGCGTAGTCCTTACCAAGACCGCCTGGGGTAGTGCGTGGATCGCCGTACATAACGCCAATCTTTGAACGCCACTGGTTAATAACAATTCCAATGAATGAGCGCTCTGGCGCTGTAAGCGAACGCTTAGAAGCCTTACCTACCTTGCGGAAAAACTTGTTAGTTAAAAGCGCAGAACGCCCTACGGTTGATTCTTCCATTTGTTTTTCATCTTCAGATGAAGGGACAAGTGCAGGAAGGGAATCGATAACGATACAATCCACAGCTTTACTTTCAGCAAATTCAATAACCGCCTCATACGCCATCTCCATAATGTTAGTTGAAACTACATAGACTCTTGATGTATCAACGCCACACATCTCTGCGTAAGCAGGGACCCACTCCTCTGCTGCAACCCATACAGTTGTAAACTCTGGGTCGCGCTTCTGGTTTGCTGCAATAGTCTTTAAGGCAAGTGCTGTCTTGCCGTTGCTAGCCTCACCAATGATCTCATGCCACTGGTTTGCTGGCCAACCTCCACCAAGGGAAACGTCAACAGCAACTGACCCTGTAGTAAAACGGTCAGCGACCTCAATAATTTCTGAGCCTAGTACAACAGTGTCAGCGCCCATTTTTTTATTGATTGCGTTAAGTACCTTTAGTAGTTCTGCTGTTGCCATTAAATGTGTCCAATGATTGTGGTTGGATTAAAGCCACCAGTTGCAACTTGTCGCGCTGGTGCTGCAGGCCCTCCAGATGGCTGACCGCTTTGTATACCTCTACCTACTCCACTACCTGACTGCTGTATCGGATAACCGCAATCGTAACACCGTGCCCTAGCTTCGGGAGTCATTGCAGATGTTCCATAGTTACCACTTCCACATCCTGGACAACGAGGCGAGGGAGCATAAGTCTGTTGTACAGGGGGTGTACCTTGCTGCCCAACGTTTATCGTTGGGGGTACATACGGTTGCTGTTGGGGCTGTTGTTGTTGTGGTGCTGGAGTAGTACCAAGTTTATTTGCCCACCAATTACTGCTCATCAAAATTCTCCATCTCTTTAAAATCTGCAGAAATAACTTCCTTAGTTATCAACCCCAACTTCAAGGCGGATGAAAACGCACTTACTAAAGTAGCAACTGCTACAAACTTATACATAGAAATCATTGATTCCATGTCTTCTTTAAGCTCTTCTGCTGCCTCTGGTCTATCTTCTGCTATGTCTTGCAATTGTATCGTAGTAAGTACCGAGGCACTAATCTCAGCCATTGCTGCGATATATGGCATCAATTCGGTCATCTCGTCTAAACGATCGGCGCTCTCTTCAACCTCTTTTTCGTCACCTTCAGCGCTTACAGGGTTGAGGCCTACCAAAGATGCTACTTTGTTTGGCTCCATTAGGTCGGTATCGTACAAGAACCATCTAATCAATGTAGATACGGGCACATCGTTAACTATAGTTTCATACTCAACGTAGTAACCTTTTTTCTTTCTCTTCTTAAACCAACTCACTTCGCCTCACCCCATCTCTGTACAATCTTTACGTCAGCAATTAACGGGACATCCAACAAGTTAATGCCTTCCATAGCTTCTCTAATTGCTTTCTCAGTTTCATCTTGGAGATGCTCGGGAGTAAGTGTCACTAACTCATCGTGCACAGTTAGTAGCAACTTAGCCTCCTTAGGAATCATAGCGTGTGCCCGAATCATAGCAAGTTTCATAATGTCTGCAGCCGAGCCTTGGATACGTGTGTTGAAAGCTTGGCGCTCAGCACCTGCTCGCAATCCGAAGTCTGAAGAAGCTATATCAGGCAAGTAGCGCTTACGTCCCATAAGGGTTGTGACGTACTTCTTAGCCCTAGTAGCAGCTATTACTCTAACCCTATAGGTGTTAACCGAAGGAAATTTAGCCGCAAATCGACCCAACAGGTCTTTAGCATCAGTGATAGTACAACCAATTTGTCTAGCAATTTTGTCCGGGCCTACGCCGTAAGCCATAGCCAATACCAAAACCTTGCCCGCTTTGCGGTCTACGCCCATAGTGTCACCCACGGTTGTATAGATGTCGCCACCGTCTAGATAGTTCTTAATCATAATCGGGTCACGAGACATGGACGCAATAATGCGTGGCTCAATCTGTGAGTAGTCTGCTACGACTAACTTATACCCCGGTGGGGCATAAAAAAGATTACGAATCTCTTTACCGTGCACGGTGTGCGGAGCGGGAACGTTCTGCAAGTTAGGATTACGGCTAGAGAACCGGCCAGTCTCAGCACCATGCTGGATAAAATCACAGTGGATTCTGTCGTTAATTAACAGGCTCTCTTTGTACTCAACCTTTGACTTACCACCAACTGTGCGCACTACATCACCGCCTAGGTAAGGAACAACATAAGTAGTCATCAACTTATTTAAGTCAGCATACTCAAGTAAAGCTTTAACTAGTGGGTCTTTCTCTCGATAAGGCTCTAACGCCTCTGAGGATACTGAAAAGTCTGTGTACTCTAAATCCTTACCGGCCTCTTCGTTCTTACCTCCCTTGCCTGTAAGGATCTTAGGCTTAAGGCCTCTGCCCCCGTCACCCTTAGATGAATAGAGTAAGTACTGCTTCTCTTGGTTGGAGTTAATGTTAAACACGCGACCAGCCACGCGGTAGATATCGGCACGAGCTTTCTCTACGTCCTCTTCTAACCGTGCGTGTAAAGCGGTGAGCTGTCCTCTGTCAATAGGTGCTCCAGTTAACTTCATGCTAACAAGAACCTCAAGGACATCCATCTCGAGCTTCATAATGTTATTAAGGTCGGCTGCATCAAGCTTTGGTATCAATGCCTTCCAAAGAAGGAATGTGTAACGAGCGTCAAGGTATGCGTACTTAGCAACTTCTTCAAAGGAGTACTTCTCTACCTCATAGCCTATGCCTTTAATCATCTCATAGCCTAGTTCGCGCTTAAGACAATCATCTAAACCGCACTTGTTCTTGTTGCGGTTGTCATAGATAAACGAGGCAATCATCGTGTCAAAGTAAGGTTGGCATGGAGTCTCTTTGAAGTACTTGGTTACTGACGATAAATCAAAGACTAAGTTGTGCCCGATCTTTAAGATGTCGGGGTTGAACATCAACGGCTTTAAGGCTTCGAAAACTTCCGCAGGGTATAGCTGTTGAGGTGGTGGCCCAAATGTTTTAACAGCCTTCTTCTTGTCCCTAGAATAATCCGACTCTCTAGCCGGTAGCCCAGCGAGGACACGTTTCTCCCCTTGTCCAGTAAGCGGAAATGTCTCTTCATTAAATGTGCCATTAGGATGGCCAAGCGGAATGACATCGCCTCGACCATGCGTAGCCATAGAAATCCAAAGAACTTCATTTACTACTGGTACTCCTCTTCGGTCTCCTACAGTTTCCACGTCAAAAGCAAACGCGTCTTGCTTCGAGTAATACTCGACTAAATCTTTTAGTTGTTCAGGTGTTGTAATTATATTCATCATTATCCCCGGTTAGGACCGTAGAGCCTAGCAGAGGGGATGGCGGCTAGGCCCTACGGTGTTCTGAGTTTAGCCTAGTAGTGAGTTTGCAATTTCATCAAGTTCAGCCCAAGTGTGCTCTTTGATTACAGAGCGTTCGTAAGGCTTCATGTCTGCAATTACTTTCTCAACTTCAGCTTCATCAATCTGCCAGTCCTCCATGAGGTCACGGCCTTTGATTGGGGTTAAGTGATAAACAGTTTGCTGCATCTTTCCTGTGCGACTTACTGCCCAGTAGTTTTTTGTTAGTGGGCCTGCAGGTGAAAAGTGCGCTGCGTGTAGTGTCTTATAAAGACGTGGAGATGCAATAAGCATCTGGCGTTGTGGACCACCTGGAGCACTGAGGTTAGCGATTGTAAACGCACGCTTGTCTTCAGGCTTGCTACCAAGCTTTACACATAGAGGATCATTAGCGCCAAGCGAAACATATGAACGCTTGCCAACAGTCTTCTGTTGTAGGAAGTGTTGCTTATAGATTGCGAATGGTCCGTTAGGATCGAGGAATTTAATTACTGAGAATTCACCCTCATTGAACTTGAACTCAGTTGGGAAATCGCCAGAGGCAGCTACTAACTTCTCCGCTGCATCCCAACCTGATTGTACTGCTGTGCTTGAAGCCTGTGCTGGACGGGCTTCGATTGATGAATCCATGGTGAAGTCATCTGACTCTGGCATGTATTCCATTGTTGTTTTGTCTGTTGACATTTATCTATCCTTTAGTTTCAGTTGTTTTAGTTTCTTGTGCACGGATGTTACTCCATGCCTCAGCTATGTCGGCAGACAGTTGCTGGTGGTTAGACCATTCTATACGTTTTACGTTTAACAGTCCATATTTACCAAACAGCTCCACTGCTGCTTCAATCATTGGGCGGGTATATAAACGCCGTCCAAGGTGGTCATCTCCCTTGACGTTCTTCTTTGTGGGAAGTCGGTAGGGGGAAGCGGGAAGGTAACCCTCTTTAATCCAGGCACGTACTGTAATAAGAGGGCGCCCTAATGCGTTAGCAATCGCACCTATGGTAAACATATCAACATCTTTACCATTTGGCAAAGTCTTTTTGTAAGGCTTTGCATCCCAGTCAAGGTTAGGTTCTACCTCTGGCTTGGCTGGTTCGCGACGCTTTCTCTTACTGCCTGGATAGTAACCATCCAAGTCAGCAAAAGAATTCTCAATGTAATCGCTTGTCATTTTACGATGAATGCGTAACTAACTTTTTCAGGGAACATTGCATCGATATCTGCTTCAGTTAAATGTCCGCTATAAAACGCAGCCATAATGGCAGACTCATCAAGTGTTGGAACCATCTTTACACAGGTGTCTTTAATTCCACGCTTTGTAAGAATGTCTTCAGCAACATCCATGTCAAGTGTTTTGCTTACTCTTCGTTGCTTAGCAATAGTTGCGACATTAATAGAGTCATCACCTAATGCAAGTACTTTATGACCTCGGTCATCAAATTCGCCAAGCTCATCAACAGCTTCAACTAAACGCTTTTTGATTTCAGATTGACGTGTAGAAATAAGATCGATTTGATCTTTTAATGCGACGTACTGGCGTACCTCGTCTTTTACGGATTGAATATCCATAACCACCCCCAAAGTGTTAGGGGCAACATTAATACTAGGTACTAGGCCTTGTCAAGGTAGGACTCAAGCGCCTCAATTATGACGCTGGTCACAGTACGATCTTCTGAGGCAGCCTTCTTCTGGACGGCTTTCCACAGGTCATCAGGCACGCGTATGGTGCGAGTCGGTGTCTTTGGTGCGTTTGGCATTCGTATAGTCTACACGTACGAGCTATTCAAGAACTGCTTTAAACTGCTTGCATTCATGTCTAATCCGCCCTTTTCATTGATACCTTCGCCATCAATAACGGCACTAGCTACCGCATTTTTCTGCGTAAGAGCCTCGTGTTGGCGCTCTTCAATAGACCCCGCAACTAATATGTCTTGAATAACTATTGACGGCCAAGTTGAGGACGCTCTTTTAATTCTTCCGTTTCTCTGTGTAGCGGACCCAGATGACCATGGCAGGTCGTAGTTGATGAGGAGGTTAGCTGCCGGTAGATCCACACCATAACCGCCAGCATCTGAAGAAATAAGGACACGAATATTAGGATCAGTGTTGAATGCAATTTTATTCTCCTCTTTGGTCTTAGCGTCTAACCTGCCAGAGTATAAGCGGCACTGGTCAGGACCTAAAGCCTCAGCAATCATGTCAAGCATGTCTACATAAGTAGCGAAAATAACTACCTTATTAGCGTCATTCTCTTCTAAAAAATCTTTAACCATCTGGATTAAGTAATCAAGCTTTGGGGAACTGTTAACTCCTTCAAGCGCACCAGACTCTACTAAGTCATTAGCATACAAAGAGCCTTCCCCTTTGCCTTCATTAAACTTACGTGAGCTAGTGCGTAGAAGATTAGGGTGGGAACACAACATCTTTAAGCATCCAATCTTTGACATTATCTTGCCACGCATCTCGTCTTCTGGACCGCCGCGCCTGTTCTCGTATCCGTAGTGAGACAAGATATTAAAAGAACCGCCAAACAATGCTTGGGCTTCATCTAAGTCATTGGTCAGGTCATCTGAAATACGCTGGTACACCTTAGAAAGTTTACGGTCAAAAGTAATTTTGATTGGATCTTTATGAATAGAGTCAGGTAGAAACGGGGCTACGTCTGGGTCTTTCTGTGCCTTGCGTACCGATGCTTCTTTCATCTTGGTGTGAAGAGTAGGAAGGTTTCTGTAGTACTGAACACCGCCCCAACTATTGCGAACAATAAACGCGGCATCAAAGATGTCAAACCTACCTAGAACATTTGGGTCTACAAATTGCATAATGCTGTATAGCTCTTCAGGCTTACCGTTTTCTATAGGTGTGCCTGTTAATGCAAACCTAAACGGAGCATTGACTAATTTCTTTACTGTTTTTGATCGCTTTGATCTGAAGGACTTGATGGCGGTTGCTTCGTCAAGGACGACGAACCCTCTTGGTAACTTGCTGACTTGAGCCCAGTCGTTAACAACTTGCTCGTAATTAAGGATGATGTAATCAATCCCCGAATTCCGCCAGTCCATGGCTTTAGAGTATTGCTCGGCGCGTTTCTTCGGCGTTCCGTCAATAACCAAAGCTGTTGAAGATCCATCTGTAAACTTCTCTATCTGATTCGCCCACTGATACTTAAGTGAGGATAAGCATATTACTAAACCAGGCTCCTTGACTCGCTTTTCATCCATCAATCTTTCTATAGCAGCGATGGTCAAAACAGTCTTACCCAAGCCTAGATCGTAGGCAACCAACATAGAGCTGCGTTCGCACATGCGATCTACGGCCTCAGGTTGGTAAGGTAAAAGCGTTCCTGTAAAGGTCAAGCGTCTCTCCTCCAGTGAAGGTAGGACCGAATATACACAACTGCGTATGCTATTGCTGAGAATATAAATCCATACTGGGATGTAATAACTGCATAGGTTATCCACAGCACCTCGTTGAACAGGAGCACGATCCAGCCCCATATAGTCTTACGCCCTACGAAGTAGATGCCTGTAACACCAATGACTGCTAGGACCCACGACCACATCATAGGTTAGCCATCAATCGAACCTTTATGGAATGCTCTAAATCTTCTATAGACCCATTGTTTATAAATACTTGGTCGACTTCGTAGTTAACCATGTCATGCTCAGAAACGTGTCCGTTAACAGCGGCAACTCCTGGGCGTTCAATACGCCATACCTCAGCAGCCTGACCAGTCATCTTGCTGTAGAACAAAATTCTGTCAGCTTCGTTTAGAAACCGCACGTCAGTTACTACTATATCCGTATTTAAATCGGAAGCGCTAAGGGCTGCCCTAATCCAAACATCTTCGTCAATATGTTTTCTTGCAGCTACTCCTAGGTTTTGTAATAGAAGCCGGATTGACGGACGTTGCTTAGCCTTGTCCCACCCCTCAACATCAACAGTAATCTGCAAAGGCTCGCCGTTAACAATAGGATTCATTTCGTAAAGCACGTCTCTAATCTTGTCCGCAAATGCAACGCGAGTAAAGCCGTGTTGTCTTACAAGGTAGTTAGCAACAGTATCTTTGCCGGACTGAGCGTACCCAGTTAAACCAATAATCATCCTACGACCGCCTTTGTACCATGCACAGAATGCCGTGCGTTTTGAATCCCTAAGAGTATCTCCTCTTTGCTCATAGCGCCAACGTCTTTCATTGTGGTGTGGTCGTAGTTAAAGAACCATGCCTCTGTCTGTAGCTCCCAGCACAGGCTTAGTAGATGCAAAGATGATGCTCTACCAGCGTCATCATTATCCATGGCAAAGATTATCTTCTTGGCTGAGCGTAATAGATGAAACTGCTTATCAGAAACCATAGCGCCATAGGTACTTACTCCACCAAGGACACCTACAGATGCAAGCCTTACTACATCTAAAGGAGACTCAACGACTATGACCTCTGATCCATCAAACTGTTGGTATCCGAACAATGCGCTGCTTTTTTGCACACCTGTTGGGTAGTTCTTAAAAAACCTACTCTTGTGGCCTTTCTCCTGCCATCCCAACAGCTTGTTGGTATACGGGTCTCTAATTACTGTTATCCAATTTGAGTGGTTGTTATCCCAAAGCACCTCATAGTAACGCGCCGCGTTACTACTCAAACCCCTTGATAATAAAGCTTCTGTAGGCGGCTCAGTAAAAGCAGCGAGCATAGACTCCGTTATGTATGTAACCTCTTGGAATACTTCCTTAGGCTTTGTTGCACGCAGCAATGCTGCAGATAGATTGCGCTCACCTGAGTCAACCCAACCTTGGGCTTCTTCATACTCAATGCCTTGTACAAAAGACACAAGCGAAAATAACCCACCTTTGAACTGACATGAAAAACAAATGTGAGCACCCGTGTCAGCGTTGATCCACCATGACGGGTTGCGGTCTTCGTGACCAGTACGCGCTACGTGAGCAGGACAATGGCCTTGGATCTCAGAGCCATTAATTGATATGACTTCAATACCAAGGCGAGCGAGCGTCTCTTCCATATCCTCAATTGTCATAGGTCGTTCTCATCTAACTCTCTGAACTGACCTGTGTCCCAATCCCACAGCATATCAACCTGCGTTAATCCTGAGTTACGACTAGCCAAAACCTTAAGCAAACGAGTGTCGTCTACGTTCTCATCTTGCTTCTGCAGACCAAAGATAACATCAGCGTCCTGGTGGAATGATGAAGAGTAACCAATAGAGTCAGCGGTAACTTGGCCTTTGCGCATCTTCCAATTCAATACCTGAGTAGAGATAACAATAGGTATCTGAAACTTCTGTGCCAACCGCTTTAGCGAGCGCGTGATGTTAGTTAGAGCCTGTGGAGTATTAGCCTCACCAGTCTGCTCATCAATCATTAAGTAGGTACCGTCAATAAAGACTACGTTTGGATGCAGTACTTGGATCTTGCTAGCAATACCTGTAACAGTAGAACCAGCAGCAGAGTCAACAAGCCAGAACTTGTGGGTCATGTCGCCCATGTTCTTAAGCTTGGTCTTGTATCGGCTCTCTTCTTCTGGTGTCAAGGTGCCTGTCATCATACGTTGGTGTGAAACGCGGGCACGCATAGCATCGTAACGAGATACCTGCTCAGTGTTGCTCATCTCAAATGATTGGAACATAGGAACCGCTCCATGCATGTGAACGTTCTGCGCAATCTGCAAGGCAAGAGTTGACTTACCTGTCTTAGGTGGCGCCACGATAACAATCAACTGACCCTTTTGTAAACCAGAAGTAGCTTTATCCATAGTGTTAAACCCTGTAGGTATACCAAGTAGACCGGGGTTTTGCTTACGGTACTCGTAGTCTTCCCAACGTCTCATCGGGTCGTCTGTAATATCAATGTCGCTAGTGCTACTCAATCCGTCTTCTTCAAGGCGAATCAAACCACTCTGCAATTTTACAAGAGCACCTTCGTGGTCCTCAAACTTTTCAATTGATTCAATTGCTTGAGAGATCATTCCTACTGTGGACGCCTTGCGACGCTGTGTAAGCATGGAGTCAATTAAGTAATCAGTTGAATCCTGTACATCAGTCAGCTTGTAGTTAGGAAAATTGTTGTTGATGACCTCTAGGCTTGGGCACTCAGCGTACTTAAAGAAGTGGTCACGTATAAAATTCCACATCTTCTTATTGTCTGGGTCTACAAACCAAGCTTCGTTAACGTTACGAGAAAACAAAGGTGCAAGCTCACGGCTACTAAGAGCCTTACTTATAAGTTTCGATTCAAAGTTCATTTAGTGATCTACCCCAATGTCCGTAACGTAGCAAGCGTGCTTGCGTGTCTACAACTCCAACGACCTCTGGCCTGTACGGAAGCTCCGAAACCAGCTGTGTCACAGTTGTGTAAGAAGAAAAGTATCTAAACGGGTTGGTACCCATCTTGTCAAGTTGCTCTACAAACTTCTCAAGTGACTCTTCGTCCTGTGTGAACGACACTAGTTCAAGAGTCACCCCTTGCTTTACTGTAAACAAATACAAAAAGCTTAAGGAGGACCGATTAAGTTTGCGGTTAACTTTTGGTACTGGTATGAACTTAAATTTCTTAGTCACTTCAATTTCAGTGTCCAAAAAAATCTCGTCAACGACAAGAATTCGTTTTGATAGTTCGTTACTGATATCCCCTTTTAGCATTTTAGTAGACCTCTATCCGTCCGTACTTAATTACGAACTCGCGGAATTCTTTGTTGGAGTCCTGGGCTTTCTTTGCATCTTCGGTCGATGCCCTACTGGAAATCTCCAACGGGTATGTACCGCCGTTAGTATCGATACGGGACTGTACAAACCGAACATGCTTGCATGTTGACCTGCTCTTATAGCCCGGGCACGTGCAGTGCAAAACGCTGCTCTCTTCGTCAACGGCAACTTCATAGATGCCTGGGCCAGGGGTCTTGTTCTGGCTTAAGAACACTTGCACTAGACGTAAATGGTCGTCCACTCGGTTGCCTTTCATTTTCTTCTCAGGTCTCCTTTGTCGGATACTACAGGTAAGTAGCCAAACGCTTCTCGCGCAAAGCTAGCGGTAGCATCTCCGTAGAGACTAGCCCAGTTGTCCAACACTATGTTGGTGGTAACTATAGTAGGCAATCCGCGGTTAAACCGTGTGCGCAAAAGGTGGTGAAGCATATTCTTTTGCCAACCAGTGAGGCTGGAATGCTCTTTTCCGATGTCATCTATAACAAGCACACGAATGTTATACGAATCATCTAAACATTCGCCCAAGATGCCGTAGAATAAAGTTTCCTGCTCTGGGGTGGGCGAGTTCATAGTGTCACCCTTTAGCTCTAGGAAATCATTGAAAGTCATAAAGTAGCAGGGGCGAATGACTACCCCGCTCTCAGGTGGATCAAAGGCGTTCAACGGAAGAGTAGTCATCATCTCTTGAATCGTTGCTAACGCAAGTGTGGTTTTTCCACGACCTGGCTCTCCAACCAAAAGAATACCGCGACCTGTCATCTTTCCAGATGGTGTGCGGATTACATCTCCTGCTTCAACTCTCTTAATCCATCCGCGAATCTTTGTTAAAACATCTGCGCTGGTATCTGTGCAGTCGTCTAGTACCCAGCCAAGACGAGCGGCCGGTATGCCAGAGGTCTTTACCCACGCACGGCGGCGTATCTTTATGTCACTAAGTTTAAACATCTAAGATGTCCTCCCATGACTTGTCGGCTTCAACCTGTGCGTTAACCATAGTGTCAGGAAGGTATACCTTTCGCTTGGCATCCGCAACCATGCCTGGTGCTCGCTTGATAAACATACGCCACATCTTCTCGGCATCATCCAACTCTGTGTCGTGCTCTATAGATGCAAAGAACACATCCATCATCAGACACTCGATCTCTCCGTTGGTTTCATGCGCTTTGCGAAAGTTTGCTAATGCAAAAATAAATCGGCTCTGTGTAACGCGCCAAGGTTTGATGTGCCACATGTTGTGAACACGGGATGCAAACTCCATGGCGCTATCTGTAGGTGACCAGTCAGCCTTGTTGTTCTGGCTACGAACCTTCATGCGCTGAGCCATGACCTTGGTTCGCTCTTCGTTGTACTCCGCTTGCTTCTTCTCGCGCATCTTGCGTCTGTAGTTATCCATGTCATCGTAATCTGGAAACGTGTCGCTCATGGGCTTGACTCCAATCTCTATCTGGTTTGGATAGTCCTCACGGACTGGGTCCGTGGATTCGGTTAACTTATTAATAGAATTAGCTATTAGGGTTAATCTGCTATTCTGCATATTCTGCTGTATAGATGTACGGCTTTCCAGGCACAACCCGATACGGGTTTCCAGTACCGCCCAACCAGCCTCAGTTAAGGCAATCTCTCGTACCCATCCACCTGAAAAGCGGTAGGTAACGGTATGGGCCAGCCCAGCCTTTTTAAGCTCGGTTAGAGCTTTTTGGCAGGCATCGCGCCCCTCTGTAAATACCTCTGTGAGGGCTCTAGCGCCTCCCTGAAGGGGGTTTGAAGCTAGATACAGGAGAATGCCTAGGGCACGGGCGGATACCACCCTCTAGGCGTCCTTGTCTTTACTGATATGGGAAGCCATGACCCGGGCAAAGAGGTTAGCAATGGCTAGGACTCCGTTGTAGATGTCCTCCATCAACTGGTCTTCATCCTCTTCCTCTTCTTCATCCTCGTCTTCTTCCTCTTCTTCTTCCTCAGCTTCCTCTTCAAACTCTTCTGCCGGAAGGTTTAACTCTTGGATTGGGAAGACGACTTCTTGCTGAGGTTTAAGTCCAACGGTTGCCGTGATTGCTGTTAGACCATCCGTCAAGTCAAAGCAGGGGATGGACTCCTTAACGCAAATTGCTAGGAAGTCCTGGGAAGTCGGGTCTTCATCATTCCATAGTAGGAATGCCGCAGCCTTCTTACCCTTTAATGATTCAACCGCTTTTTTAAATGGATTCGGGTCTACAACAAAATCCGCTGCGGGAAGCCCGCCAAAGTTTCCAGATCCATTATTAAAAACAAGGATCTCTTTGTTTTTATCTTTTGCGTACTGCGCAGCAAACACCTGCGCCTGTGATGGTAACTCAACGTACGGTAGTACTAACGTACCTTTTGCTCCGTTAGCATAGTAGTGGTCTTCCATCAAAGCCTCTAAGTTAGCTCTGCTGGTCTCTCCACCACCGGCTACGATTACAAAGTATTCTTCCATGTAAGTCTCCTTGGTAGGGGGAGACGAACAGTACGCCTTGGTTATTAGTTTTGTCTAGTTATAACTGGGCGGTACGTAACAGCACGTTCTACAAGGGCTAGCAGTGACTTAGATGTGAACGCCCCAGCCATCGTGTATAGAACAGATGTTCGAATGTCACTGTCGATCCCGACAAGCCAAACCGCTAAAGCACTAGCGCAAATTGAGGAAACAGTATTTGTTAGCCAGCTTTTAATAAAGATCTCTATAAAGTTCAGAGCTGGCTCAGCTACGGCTAGTACAAACGCAGCTGCAAATGATACGAGTAGTAGTTCTAACATGCGGTTATAGTACTACGTATTTGCCTGACCTAGGTATATGGCTGCTGTAGATCCTAGGGTTAAAACCTCTTTTAAGTACTCTACTATGCGAAGTTGAATAGACAAACGGTTCTTATAGAAGTGGCTGCGTGCTGCTCCAA